ATACCACCTTGAGTTGTTTCTCCCCAATCAAAAAAAGCTACATCATATTCACCTTTTGGTAAGTCTTGCATTAGCTTGAACTTACTGCTGGTATATAATGGTGCTTTTGGATTTGGTCTATCACCTTTTGGTTTGAACTTTAAAAGACCTATCCATACTGGTTTTTCTATTGCCATTTTTACTCCTTTCTTTTAGTAGGTTCTTTTGAACCCAATATTTTGCATCTAACCTAAGATTAGGACTAGATTTTATATCTGATAATTTAATTATTGCAAATTTAACCATCAAAATCACTCCTTACTTTAGTCCATGGATCTTCTAATGGTTTCTTAAATTTGCCATTAGGTGTTACCTCACACTTAATCCATATTTGACCACTAGCATTAGCTGATTTGATATTGTAAAGATGTCTTCCAATACCCCAACAAACCCCTGCTCTTTTTAAACTATCTGATATTGCACCTTTATCTGCTTCATAAGCAGTATCACCTGCTCCATCAGATCGCCATATCCACTCTCCATCTAATTTTAAACCAAGATGACAAATAGTTTTTGACCCAAATACTTCATGTTTACATTGCCAATTATAACCCATGACTTCATCAAGTCTATCTCTTACAGTATTTACTGTTACATAAGCTAACATCATAGCAACATTGTTACCCATTTTATCTTTACTTACTCTTTGTGATCTCCACTCTATAGAGTCAGTAGGGAATGGTCTTGATAGCTTAAACAATAAATCTTCTGTTTTTACCTTTGATTGTTTCTCCATATTTCCTTTGCTTTTTTTCTTGTATAGTCGTCAAACATCCAACCATCTGTGTTAAGTGGAGTTATATTTATTGCATCGTGTTTGTCTTTGCAAACTTCCAAAAAGTTTTCTATTGTTTTGAACAGGGATAAACACTCCTCAAACCCTTGTTCAACATCATTTGGAAGAATATCATCAAACCTAAATTTTTTAGGTGTAGCAGTAAGTATCATAGTTTTCTCACCACTTAGTTTTGAATATAATGCTTGTTGTCTAATTTCACCTTTAGAGCATTGCATAAGTTTTGTTTTAGCTTTTGTATCTACTATTACATTGTCAAAACCAAAATCTGTATACATTATTATGTCATACTTAAGACCATATTTTTTACCCTCTACTACAATCTTTCTTTGGTAATGTTTTATTCTAGTTAATTGTTTTTCTTGTAAAGCAGTAACAAATTGTTTTGCAATAGCAATTGCATTATCTACTTCTTGATAGTATTTTTCTGTTTTTGGTAAAGTAACTCTCTTTCCAAAATACCATTTTATTAAGTCATCTATGTTTTTGGTTTCTTTAAACTGGGACATTCTTTTTAAAATTACATAAGCACCAAATTCTGCACTTAAACCACGACCAAAAGCAGGATAAGTAGGTGATGAGTGTTTTAAAATATATCTTAATATCCAAGCTGACTTATTATCCATAAAACTATTAGCTGATGAATAACTATGCGTATATCTTTCTAATTTCATTAATCTCCATTTTTTTTGTTATCTACTGGTAGTCCAGTATATCTTGTTATTTCTAGATTAGCTTTTTCAATAACTTTGTCAAGGTTTTTGATATTAGCATTTTCACTTGTATACCTAAGTTGTATCATACTTATAAATGACGTATATTTATAAATATGTTCTCTTAGATCATGAGTCATATCTAAAAGTTTTTGCCAATGCTCATTATCCATTTTTGTAGTAACTGGACTATTATCAAGAACCTTAAATGCTTGTTTTAACAATCCAACAGTACCAAGAGAATAATCATCACCCTCAAGTTTTCTTACAGTATTATGACATATTTCTTTTATATCTTCTGCGTGTCTATTTAGTTCTTTGCTCGTTTCTTTTTCCATTTTTGGCTTGTCTGTCATCAAACTCCTTTACATATTTATTATACATTTTTTGAACCAGCTTATCTTTTTCAAAAGTCATAAACTGATTTAACTCTAGGTTTAATTTAAACTCTAGATAACTCATAGGTTTCACCTCAATATTGAATAACCATAATCATTCATACATTTTGTGATGAACTTTATATCAGGTTTTTCAAAAGGTAGTTTATACTTAGTTTCCCTTTCCCAAATATAATTACATGCTTGTAAATCTTTATAATAATTACCAGCAATGTTATCACCACTCCATTTATCCCTACTTGTTTCAGGATTTACCAATGGTTTGTAAGCACAATTAGTTAAAAACAATAATGTTACTATCAATAATGTTTTTTTCATAATCACTCCATTTTTTTTTGTTATCAGTAAAATATATTATAAATTAATTGATGTCAATAAAAGCATCAAATTTTTTCATATCTATTTGTTTATTGATAACTTGTTGTTTTACTTTCTCTATTGCATTTTCATCTTCACAATTCATAAAAATTTGTTGAAGATAATGGTTGCCCATACATTTAGCCAAGACACTTCCTATAGAAATATCTAGTTTCATATAATTCCACCAAGTAAGAAGTTTAAAAATGCTTATTGCATTATTACCTTTCTCGTATTTTTGTATTTGTTGGAACGTGACTTTTATTGCATTTGCAACGTCTGTTTGGGTTCTTGATTTACTTAGTCTTACGTTTCTCATAAATATTCCAAGATTTACTTGAAATACTTTATCATTGTCCATTGATTGATTTACTTCAATGATTGTTCTTGTTACCACTTCCCTTGTCATCTTTTTTACCTTTCTTTTTAAGATCAACCACCTTTAGATGATCATTTGGTTTTTTTATATCCCAAGCATATTTCTGACCATTACTGTCAGGAATTGGAATAACATCAAACATATCTTTAAGTCTATACAACTCTTTTGAGAGTTGGCTATTTAACTTATTCATATTTTTGATTTCTTTATTTACTTTATCTAACTCTTGTTGAGCAGTTTGATAGAACTGATTTACTTCTTTATATGTATGAAAAAAACTTTCTAGCTGTCCTGTTCTTTCATATAAATGTCTCCATTGTTGCAAATTGGTTTGTTCAATCTTTTGGCTTTCTTTTTTTATCATCCAAAAGAAAATCATAAGTGCAAACAATATTAAGAAAAAATATTCCATTATGCTATCTTTGTTATATATTTTTCTAAGCATTCCAAATATACTTGTTTTGGAACTGTTCTACCATTTTTTTTTGCGTCTTTTACAATCTTACTATACTCATCATCTGACAATGGTATTTGTAAGACTTTTGTCTTTGTTTTCTTTCTTACTTGACTTTCCATACGTTCACCTTTCTTGTTATTACCAACAACTATATACTAATTATTTTTATTAGTAAATTATTGATTTAATGTTTTTTTTAGAGCATAGATTACTTTTTTTGTACCCTCTACTCCAACCTTATCTAACTTACCAGCATCTACTCTTTTTTGTATTCTGTGGTAAATCATTGATGGTGTAATGCTGACATATTTAACATCTCTTTTAATGTCATTTACAAGAACATCAATTTCAAAGGTATTATATTTTGGAATCAAATTATCTATAACTTTATCAATTTGATCCTCTACCATAGTCTTAGCTTTTCTTTTTAAGACTGGTGTTCCTGACAATCTCAAAGATACATACTTTGAAATAAAGTCAAGTTGTTGCTTGTCTGATATAAGACCAAGCTTCTTACCATCTTGGAGCCATTTATTAACTCTTTGAGGTAGTTTATTTATTAGTGGCATAAGCCCTCCATAGTTAGTTTAGTTAGTATGTTTTTTTTAAACATGCTGACAATATAAACATTTTTTATTAAATGTCAATAGCAAAAAATAAAAAATATTTTTTATTATTATATACTCCTCCATTAATATTTGCATATGTAACCTTGCAGAGTACCAGTACCATCATTTAAGTAGAAACCTTGTTTTGTTCTATCTCCATCTATATCCCAATGATGTGTTGCATTTTTGTTGTAGTATTGTTCTGCAAATGTACTACATGTAGTCCATTTTGGGTTTAATTTGTATACCCTTTGTTCTAAATCACCATTAAATAAAAGGACTAAAATAATTATTTTCATTCAAAAAAATTTCTAAATTTATCAAAACTTGATTTCTTTATTTTTTTATCAGGTGATTGTAGACAAAAGAAAAAAGCATATACCAATGGGTCTTTTTTGTATAAATGCCAAAACATACGTTCATTCATACGATGTTGTTCTGAATGATGATCTATACATAAGGGGACAACAAAATGATCAGATGGTTTCATACCAATACCAGCACCTGCATATCTTATGTGTGCAGATTGTACATCAGGTCTTGAGCAAATTATACAAGGTTGTTCTGATACAAATTTTAGATGTGTTCTACTTCTTATTAAATTCTTTGATGCCATAATACTCAATAAGTTTCAGTATATCTTTAGACCTCAATTTATATACTATTTCTGCTTTACCACCATCGTTTTTTCTAGTCTTTTCTGTATCTATTATTGCACCTAATAATTTAAGTTCTGTTGTTCTTGGTCTAATTGTAAGTAAGTTTTTTTTTGTTAATTTTGCTAATTCAGAAGTATTAAGACCATCAGGATATACTTTTTCTAGTTCTATCAATACCATTTTTTGCAATCTACTTAATTTAGGATTTATTTCCTCAGCAGATTGTTTTGATGTTCTAACACCTCTATGACCAGCTTTATGTGGATATTTATCAAAATCAAATTTACCCTGCATGTCTGTACCAAGTTGGTGTTTCTGTAAACTTCCATTTTGCAAAATAGCTTTTGTCACCAATGTAATAATCACGATATGCTTTTATAAAGTCGTGATTGTTTTTATATTTGTCAGGCATACAAAGGGGAGGTATCTCATAATGACAAGGCATAAGACAACTCATTTTTGGAAAGTAATCAATACTAGTAAGTATCTCAAACTGTTCTGTTGATTTATGTATCTTACGATACCTTATTATATATTCTTGTAGTAAGTGATACAATAATTTTATAGTCCAGTCATAATGTTTAAAACTATTACCTACCCAAAGTGTCATAGGATGGTTCTTGAAACCTATTTTGTAAAGACGTTCATCACGACCATTGTATCTTTGGTAAGCACTACATAACATTTGAGTTGTTTCTACTATCATCTTACAAACGTGTTTATCACAATGATATTCTGCACAAGTTCTTGGGTCTGTATCTAAATGAAATATATTCATCTTTTCTCCATTTGTTTTCTGTTATATTTACCTTTACGAATAAAAAAATGATTGTCAATGATTAAAATTAATTATCCATAAATAAAGTATGCAGGTGCTAACATAGGTAATGGAGTTGGACAAAGGATGTCCGACTAACCTATTGAGATCATTACTGATACCTCACACCTGCATTACATTTATGAATTTTGGTGGACTGTCCACACCAAGATTTATAATAACAAAATAGTTTTTAAAATGTCAAGAAGTTTTTAATTTTTGACCAAATAGACTGTTTTTTTAGAACACTTGACTTGATTTCATTAATCAATTTAGTGTATGGCTCACCTTTTTGTACTACAGATGAGCCAATAATTTTTAGTAATCTAAACTGATTATATGCTTTTGATATTGTTTCTTTTTTAATTTTAACAACAACAAAATCTCTCAAGCAACCTCCAAATCACTATCTTCATCATCAGGATCTTCCTTTTGTATTGTACCTTTCTCTCTCATACCCTCTGTGAGTTCACTATATTCTTTTGCATAAGTACATACTACATCATCACCATTATCCCTTACTTTGTGATCTTCCATTGTTGCATCTTTTGGTGCATCTAACCATTTGTCAAATGCCTCATTTTCATCTTTAGCTTTGACTTGCCATTCAATGACAATTGTTTTTTCTTCTTTTATGGTAAAAACTTTTTTACCAATGTCACTATCATACAAGTCTATATTTTTTGAACTATGTCCCATATATCCCTCCTAAAATGATGGATCCCAATAACTCTCTCTTCTACCAAGAGTTACTGCACGACCACCTGCGTTCCATCTGTTTGTTTTACTATTCCATCTAACTGGCGAATAGTATTTCCAAGTCTTACCATCTTTTTCATAAGTATATGATCTAAGATAGTTTACTGGTGCTTCAATGTTAGGAGTAAATTCATACGTTTGAGATTCACTCATACCATTGTTATCTGTTCTTTTTGCATGATCTCTTTGTACACCAATGATCTCATATCCTTTGTTTTTCCAGTTGTAATCAACTGAACAAACTGAATAAGGTACTCTATCAGACCACATATACTCAGTACCACCATCACCTACTTTTACCTTATGGTCAATTGGAAACAAACAAGCATTTTCTGCAACCCTGTTTATCAAGTTCCCATAAGTTTGTTTTTTACTTAATGTTATTGTATTCATGTTTTCCTCCATTTGTTTTTGTTATCTATATTTGTAAACTATTCTACATATATGTCAAATAAAAAATAATAAAAATAAATAATAATTATTATTGACTATTCCAAAGAAATAACTATATAATAACAGAACAAGAAAGGAATATTTATGAATAATATAGGTAACGAAGAAAAAATGCAGGTTGTCGGATATAGTGAAGACAAAGATGCTTTTTACTATTTTGATAGAGATAGTGATAACATGGTCACATTTTCTGTAAAAGGTGATGTAAAAAGTGCAGCAACAAGTTTATTTGATAAAGTAAGTCAATGGGCTGATGTTGTTGCTTATAGTTCTACTATGGATTTTGAATTTCCACAAAAATATGGAAAAGATTCATTGAACATCTTTAATGACGTAGGTAAAATGTATTATCCAAACGACAGGTAGACTTTATTAAAGAGAAAAAAAGATATATAATACTTCCTGAGAGGTTTATCTTTGATATGGACATTTCAGGAAATGACTTAAAAGTTCTATGTTTTTTCATAAAGTTTAATAATTTTATGAAAGAGATGTACTTTTCAATACAGTACATTGCTATGAAAACTAAACTATCGAAAAGGTGTGTTCAAAGTTGTCTTGCCAGTTTAAGAAATCAGAACGTGATTACTTGGACACAAAGAGAAAACAAAACTAACATCTATAAATTAAATTTGAATGGCAAATCTTGCCAAGAAGTAAATACTAATAATTTATTAAATAATACTATAGCAAAAAATACAGGGGATAAGGTTAAATATGTAAGAACAGAAATAATAAGTCAGGAAATAAAACAGGTTACAAAAAGAACAAATATATTCTATAGAAGTAAAGTTAATCAAAATAATAAATTAACAAATAGACAAAGATTAGAAAAATATGCGTGGAAATTTATCGCAGAAATGGAAAGTGATAAAAGACATGCGTTAATGAATAAATTAACAGACCCAGTAGAATGGGAAGAGTTTTTAGAAAAGATGAAGACAGCAGTTGTTTATCAAAGAGGACGTAAAATAAATAGATGATTATTAAAAAAATAATAGTAAGATTAAGGATGTGGTATGCAGATATACGAGGACATCATGGTAAAAGATGGAATTACGAACCTGGAGATTGGTATATGGGCAGACATAGAAAGAAGAATAAAGATGATGTATGAAAAAGTTTATAGTAGAAAAAGAAATAAAAGAGATACATCCAGTTTCAAACAAGGTAGTCAAAAGTAGAGTTTTCGTAAATGTCAAAGAGTGTGGTTTAGATTTTATGTTACATAAAAATTTAATCAAAGAAAGTCAGCACAAAGCTGGAATAAAATTTAGACAATATTTTGAAAGGGCATCTGTAGGTGGTTTTAAATCTACTGATTTACAAAGAGGGTATTTTGATAGATCCAATCAAGTTTATTCAATACCCAATAGTGTTGCTAGTGCTATGCAGAACCTACATTCAGCTAGAGATTTGCTTGGTGAACAAGGATATAAAATTGCTATTCTTATTTGTGGTGAAGACTTTTCTTTGATAAGTACAAGAAAAAAATTAAATATAAAAGAAAGATATATGGGTGAGAGATTAAGGGAGGTTTTGTCAGACTTAGCAAGTCTGTATGGTTATGGCAATACTTAAACCAAAACAAGCATATTCTAAGATAGCAAAAAATTACGACAATATTTATTCATCTCTAAAATGTGAAATAGAGAATAACTACATTAGAACAATTCTAAAGAACAATAATGTTCCTGATGGTAATGTTCTTGATTTAGGATGTGGTACTGGTAATTATTTAGATTGGTTTCCTAATTCTTTTTTTAAATTTAAAGGTATAGATATTTCAAAAGAAATGATTGATGTTGCAGAATATAAATATCCAATGGCTAAATTTTCTGTTGGTGATATGGCAAATTCAAAAGTTTATGAAGATGGATATGATTCTATTATATCTTTATTTGGTTCTTTTTCATACTGTTTACAACCTGAAAGAGTAATTCATAATTCTTATAAGTCTTTGGTATCAGGTGGTAAATTTATTATTATGCCATTAACTCCTAAATGGGCATATTTTCAATCACAGGTTTCTTTTTCTGAGGGTGTAATATCTACTCAATTGTTATATACAGATAAGATTATTAGAAAATTATTAAATGGATTTACAATAAAACAGATTACTGGGTTTCCAATTTTTTTAGATATGCTATCAAAAAAGTATCATAACAATAAAATGATTTGTAATTCTTTAGCACCAATAGACAAATATTTATCAAAACACTTTCCAAATCTCGGTGCATACATTATTGTAGTTGCAGAAAAAAAATGAAAAAATTAAAATCAAGAGGTTTGGTGTGGCATCTATATCATACGATACTTGCAGTTGAACTAGGAATAATCATGGTCATTGAAATTTTAGAATACATGAGGTTTAGCTGGTGAAAAAATATCTTAACCTTAATGTTTTTAGTGCAGCAGTACAAAGAATAGAAAGTTTATATAATGCAGGACACAAAGTAGTTGTTTCTTTTAGTGGTGGTAAGGACAGCACAATATGTCTTGAGCTTTGTATACTTGCCGCAAAAAAAACTGGTAATCTGCCAGTTGATGTAGTCATGCGTGATGAGGAAATAATGTTTCCTGGAACCTTTGAGTACTGTGAAAGGGTCGTTAAACGTCCTGAGGTGCGTTTTCATTGGCTTGTAGCACATCAACCTATCATAAACATATTCAATCGTGAAAGTCCTTATTTTTGGGTTATGGACCCAGCTTTACCTAAAGAACAATGGGTAAGAACACCACCATCTTATGCAGAGTCTATTCCTGAAAAACATATTGGAGCATTGATAACAAAAGAAAGATTTCCTACAGATGAGGGTAAGATTACTTATGCAGTAACTGGTCTACGTGTAGAAGAAAGTCCAAACAGACGTATGGGTCTTTTTTCTTCTAAAAATTTTGTTACGAAACCTAATAAAGGATATGCTAGTGCAAGACCAATATATGATTGGACTACTGGAGATGTTTGGAAAGCTATGTTTGATTTTGGTTGGGATTATTGTAGTGCTTATGATGATATGCATCGTATGGGCAGAAGTAGAGCTAAAATGAGAATAGCACCACCAACAATGAGCCAAGCAGGAATAAAAGATTTAGAACTTGGTGCAAAAGCTTTTCCTAAATGGTTTGATCAAGTTTGTGTACGTCTGCCTGGTGTCAAAACTGCAGCACAATTTGGAAAACATGCAGTAACACCAACAAGGAAATTAGGTGAAACATGGAGAGATTGTTTTCATAGAGAGTGTATTGATGATGCTCCTGACTGGATAAAAGAAAGAGCAATTATAGTCAGAGATAGTTTATTAAAAAGACATTCAAATGTATCTAGTAATCCTTTTCCTGAAAAGATTGCAGAAAGAACGTCAAGAACATTAGGTTCATGGAGAAACCTTGCTCATGCTTTATGGAATGGTGACCCTTTTTCTTTAAAAACAGATGGCTTACTTCATAATATAGAACCTGAATTTTTTAGAAAAGGTGCAGGAACTTGGGGTGGAAAACCAACATGGTGACCACAGGTATCGGCAGATGCTTTAATGAATTAAATTGGAAGTGGGCAAAGACTTATGAGAAAACTGCACCACATTGGTATTCAAAAAGATTAGAATGTAAAGATTATTTTATGTGGGAGTTTTGTCTTCAGGTTATAGAGTATTATGGCAAAGATGAAAAATTTGGTAATAGAACATATAGATATTATTATTCAGGAGATTATAAGTATTGGGTTACTGAAATAAATAGACCTAAACAATTATTAATAAATAAGGCAAAAAAATGATACGTCTTAGTATTGCCTTAATGCACACACCAGCTTTCATTGGAAGAAGACATCATGTAGAATATATGATAAATAAAATTTCGGTGCGTACTATACAACAAGAGGTTGAAGATTTCAAGATATTTGCAGACTGGTATCAAAAGGGAGTATGGTATAATGCAAGACAATGCTGGATGTGGGGGTTATCCACAAAATGCACACATCATTTAGTTATACAAGATGATGTAGAACTCTGTGAACAATTTATTCAGACTGTCAAGAAATGTATAGAAACATATCCTGAACACCCTCTAGGGTTGTATGCAAACAGAAAAATCTGTGAAGAAGCTAAAAATCAAGATATAAGGTGGTGTCAAATACCTGATGGAACATGGGGTCAAGCTATAGTATTGCCACAATCTATGATTGCAAAGTTTTTAAAATGGGAAAAGAATCATATACTTCCTAATTTTAAGTGGGATGATTCTAGACTTGCCATGTTTTTAGTTGATCAAAAAATACCTGCAATGTGTCCAATGCCATCTTTAGTTAATCATGCAGGTGCAGATTCATCTATTGTTGGCAATAATAATAAAAATAGAAAAGCGAGATGGTTTGTTGAAAATAAGAATTATTTAGATTATAACTGGTCTGATAAGAAATTTTTAAAAAGTCCATCAGCATTATCAAAGGAGTATTATAAATATTATGTCTGAAGTTAAAACAAATGTTGCGAAGCAATATAAAACACTAGAAACTTTAAATATCACATATGTGTCACCAAAAGACATAAAACCTAATTCATACAATCCAAACAGACAATCAGATAGAGATTTTGAGTTATTACTTAAGTCAATGAAAGAAGATGGCTTTACTCAGCCAGTAATTGTGCAGAAATCATCAAAAGAAATAGTTGATGGTGAACATAGATGGAGAGCATCACAGGCATTAAATATGGAAAAAATTCCTGTTGTATTTGTTGAAATGACAGATGAGCAAAGACGTGTATCTACATTAAGACATAATAGGGCTAGAGGTTCAGAAGATATACAATTGACTGCTCAAGTAATGAGAGATTTAGAAAAGCTAGGAGCATTGGATTGGGCGCAAGATACATTGATGTTATCTGATGTAGAAGTAAATAGGTTGCTTGAAGATATACCTGCTCCTGAAAGTCTAAAGAATGAAGAGTTTTCTACTGCATGGACACCAACAGACGCAGATTCAGAACAAGATAGTGTTGAAGCTACAGAACACAAAGTATCAGGAGGTACAATGATGAAATCATTATCTGTTGATGCTCTTGAACAGCAACGTAATCTTGAAAAGAAATTACAAGAAGCAAAGACAGAAGAAGAACGTCAGATGGCTAGAACTGATTCAGATATGTATCGTATTTCTTTAGTCTTTAGTGGTGCAGAGGCAGGAGTAATCAGGAGTGTTCTTGGTAAGAAACCTGCAGAAAAAATGTTAGATATGTGTAAGAATGAATTGCAAGAACCCTCAAAAGAATAATCTAATGAGGGCTCTTTGGAGGCACACTACCTTTTCCAAGTAGATAGTATTTCGTCTGTTTCTACAAGTCTGTCTAATGTTTCACTTAACTGATCACAATAGACATCATCAACAATCTTGAATACTTTTTCTTTTTTCCAATCAATTCCAATCAAGACTACTTTATACACATCAGCCCATGTAAGCTGAATATGTATTCTACCTTTCTTTATCTTGCTTGTATTTTGGAACTCAAAAGAAAGCCCTCCTGAATACTTACTTGTTTCTTTTATCCAGTTAAACTTATTAGCACCCATACTCATAAGAGCATAAATACTAATCTGACTTTTAACAGTATTCGCTATTGATACTTGTCTGTCTTTGTCTTGTACTCTATTTTCTTCAACCTTACCAAGAGCAGTCATATACAACCTCCTTTCCATCTTGTATTTGTTGTCTTGCCCATTTTACAAATTCCAAGTCTTGACCTTTATAATGATCTCTTGATTCTTCTTGGAACTGCTGACCCCAAAAATAGCCATCAGGAGCAAAGTATCTGTGATAATTTTCCTCAATAGCTTTTTCTAGTTTATCAAGAACAACACTCGTAATCAGAACATAAGGTGTATCAGCATCAGAATTAAAACCTAAGTGTCCTAAAGGATGTGTCGGTTTATAATCCTTATTCTGAAGTCTATGTTCATCTGACATAAAGTGTTGAAGTCTTGCATGTTTTCTCCAGTAGAATTGATTATTATCAGTACCACTCTTGTCGTTGTTGTACTTATCAAAATCATATTCTTTGCCTCTTAAATGTGCGTATTGGTCTAATCCCATTATGCACCTCCCATCATTGTTGTCGTTACTTTGTCACCCACTTTGTCTTCTATGTGGCTGAACTTTTCTCTAAATGTTTTAGCTGTCATTGATAATTCATGCTCTTGACCTTTATCGTCAATCTCTATGAAATCAACATCAACCAACTCATTCAATACTTCACCATAACCAATCAAGAACAATTCATATGCTCCCTCAACAGTTGTATGTGTGAATGTCTTACTTCTACCTTTAAGATTAAAAGTTAAAGTGTTCATTGTTTCCTCCATTGTTTTAGTTAGTGGGGTTTCGTTCCTTTCGTTGTTGTTGTTTACTCTGACATCAATATTATGGAAACTACAAACATTTCTAGAAACCCCAGTAGTTTTTTTATCCATTTTTTTTGTTGTCATATCTATATCTTTATATTAAGTCTTATTAGTTGTCAATAATAATTATTGAACATTAGTGTCCATTTTGGGATTATTATCTAACATGTCAATAAACGTATTAAAGTCTAATTGAGTTTCTTGAGTATCATCTTCATAGACCCAACCATCTTCTTTCATACGAATTAATAAGTCATCAATCGAATAACCACCCTGCTTGACATATCGGAATGTATCTTTGTCAAGAACACATCTAATATCGCTGAGCATTGGAGTATTAGAATCTATCTTATTACCATTGACCCATGTTCTAAAGTCAAGACATACTTGTTTACTTCTTGACTTATCATATCCTCCTCTAGCCATACATCTCCTCCATGTCATCTTCTTTAACACCTCTTAGAAAGTTAATGCCGATATACTTCGTGAACTTATTCTTAATATCTTGTACATCTGCCATTGCATAAGCTACAAAATAAAAAGCGAATATAAGAGCAAAGATAATAAATAATAAATGAACTATCATATTGCTCCTGTCGCTTTCATACCTAGATAAGCAACTACTGATATAATTGCTAATCCAAAAAGAAATAAACCTATAATCATAGACCCTCCTTTTTCCACCATTCATTAGCTTTAATAAGACCAAACTCTTTGACCAGTCTGACAAGGATCTGCCATTGTGGCAAACCCTGTCTTTTTAATTCATTGTATTTGATTCTTATCTCCATTATTTACTCCATCCTTTAAACTCACCATATTCAATTATATCCATATTAATATCATGAGCAGTTTTGTTAATCGTACCATTAATACTATTCTTGAAAACATCTAATAAGTCATGGTCTTGACCTTTAAACATTTCTTTTACTTTGCTTAATAGTAAGTTTCTTATTACGTTTACTTTTTCTTTGTTGTTTATCATGTTGCCTCTCTTTGTTTTTTTTGTTATCATATCTATATATGTATATTAGTTATTATTAGAAATCAATAATTATTATTAATATAAGTGTCCATTATGGGTTATCATAAAAGAAGAAAATCGGCGAGAAAACTAGTAGATATTGAAAGATATGTTTCTAAATGTATGTATTGTGATAAGGATATATATTCTACTGATAGCTTTGTTGCTTTGATAAAAACACTTGATCCAACTACATATAACTATGCTCACTATCAATGTATGAAAGAAGAAGATAAGAAACAACAACAAGACCCTAGACACAATCAAAATTAACAAAATCGCGAAATAAACTTGCGATTGTACCCTTATAATGCTAGACAGATCATAATAGGATAACTACATCTAAGATAGACAATTTATAGTTGTAATATAAGATAACCTACTACATGTTGTATTATTATCACTTCTGTTGTATATAAGTCACAGAAGACAACCAGACCGTCAAATGTTCGGTATCACATGGGAAAAAAACATGATTGAAAGATTAGAAGAAGAAAGTCAGAAGAATTATTCTCTATACTGCGTATATCAAAATATGGGCAGAAATAGGAGCTTAGCAAAGGTTGCAGAGCAAACAAGCATATCAAAAAGGTGGATAGAGTCCTTATCATCTAAGTATGATTGGACACATAGAACCGAAGTGTATGATACTCATCAGCAACAGCTTCTTTATGAGGGTATGGCTAAAGAGATAAAAGAGATGGGTAAGAGACAAGCTAGTTATAGTTTACAGATGATAACTGCTCTTATTACCCCTGCTCAAGAGTTATTAAAGAGATTAAAAGATAAGAATGGTAAACTTGATTTCGCTGATATAAGTGATACAGATTTAGTACAGACTGTTTCTAGATGTGCTACTGCTTTCAAGTTACTTACTGATGTAGAAAGATTAGCAAGAGGTGAACCGACAGACATACAAGCATTGTCAGTTAAACCAAAGATAGATACAAGTTTCATAGATAAAATAGGATCAAACGAAGAGAGTAGTAAACTTGCCACAGAGTTACTTGCAAAAATCAAAGATACTAACTAGTCAACCAGCAGGGTTAGCTATCTTACATAGTCAGGGTCAATGGCAATTCCCTGCTCACTTACAGCTTCTTAATCAGAAGTTATTACAGGTCGCTACAGGTAAGATTAAAAGATTAATTATTAATATGCCACCTCAACATGGCAAGAGTGAATTTACATCTAAATACTTTCCAGTTTGGTATCTAGCAACACATCCTGATAAGAAAGTAATATTATGTTCATATGAAACTAATTATGCGATAAGTTGGGGACGTAAAGCTAGAGATGTATTTGATGAGTGTGTACCTGAATACTTTGGAACTAAAAGAAACATGAGGGTAAACATTCAAGGAAACTGGGAAACATCAAAGGGTGGTTACATGTATTGTGTCGGTGTAGGTGGTGGTATTACAGGTAGGGGTGCAGATGTATTTATTATAGATGACCCAGTAAAGAACAACGAACAAGCTATGTCACAGGTTTATAGAGATAAAACTGTAGATTGGTTCCAATCAGTTGCTTCTACTAGGTTAAGTCCTAATGCTTCTATAATAATTATTATGACTAGATGGCACCCTGATGACTTAGCTGGTAGGTTAATATCACAGGATAAACTTGGTGGAGATAAATGGGAAGTTGTATCTTTACCAGCTATTGCTGAACAGAACGATCCTATAGGACGTAAGTTAGGTCAAGCTCTATGGGAGGATAGATATAACATAGGTGTATTAGAGGATAGGAAAAGACAGGTAGGTGAGTTTTGGTTTCGTAGCATGTATCAACAACAACCTTACTTTAAGGGTGGTAGAGTGTTCGCTGATGCTAATTTCTTTGGAAACGAGCCAATAGGAGGCATTTTAGGGTTAAGTGTAGATTTTGCATATTCACGAAAGTCGTATAGTGATTACTCGGTAATAGGGGTTGGTAAGTGGTATAACCAAAAGCTGTACCTGATAGATTGGTGGAGAGGACAAGTTGATGCGAGCCAGTTTGCGTCAATACTAAAAAAATATCAGTTAAAATACGATAGTCCTATACATACGAATATCGGTGGTACAGAAAGAGGCATAGTAGATTTTTTAAAAAAAGAGCATGGTTTAAGAATATTAGATAAACCAGCTACTACAGATAAGTTTAGTAGGGCACAACCAGTTAGTGCAGCTTGGAATGATGGTCGGGTATTATTACCTGAGAATACAAAATGGACTCAACCTTTAGTACATGAGGTTGCAAGTTTTACTGGAGTTAATGATGTACATGATGACCAAGTTGATGTATTAAGTACATTGTACAATAGTTTAAACAGAAGTCAGAAACCTTTATGGAGAATAAGTTAAGATGGCAATATTTGACAACGTAAAAAAATTTTTCGGAACTAACACACCACGAAAGCAAAGTAATAACAATATAACTTTTTACGATAAATTAAGTTATAACGCATACCCAAAAGATAGGTATGACCAGTTAGCAAAAGAGGGCTACCAAGAAAATGCAGTAGCTTATAGATGTGTAAATGAAATTGCTAATGCGGCAAGTAGAGTTAAGATAAATGTTTTTAGAGGTGATCAAGAATTAGAAGATCACCCAATTTTAGATTTATTAAAAAACCCAAGTCCAAATTATGGACAAGTAGAATTTTTTCAAGCAGTCTATGCTTATTTATTAATTAGTGGTAATAGCTATATTTTACAAAATGGTCCTGAAACAGGAGAACCACAAGAGCTGTACCCATTAAGACCTGACAGAATAAGAATACAACCAGCTTCAAAAGGTAATTTACCAAGTGCATATAATTATATGTTAGGTGGTAAAATTGTTGATCAATATATTGTAGATAGAAAAACAGGTCAAAGTAAAGTTAAACACATTAAGCTATTTAATCCATTAGATGATTATTATGGTTTGTCACCTATTATGGCTGCAAGTATGGATATAGATCAACATAACTTGTCAAATAAACATAACGTAGCTTTATTACAAAATGGTGCAAGACCAAGTGGTGCAATTGTATTTAAACCTAAAGATGAAACAGGTGGTGATGTACAATTAACAGATTCACAAAGAAATCAAATTGTAAATGATTTAAACTCAAGATTTCAAGGACCAAACAATGCAGGTAGACCCATGTTGTTAGAGGGTGATTTTGATTGGAAGTCAATGGGTATGAGTCCAAAAGATATGGACTTTACACAATTAAAAAACTTTAGTGCAAGAGATATAGCACTTGTTTATGGTGTACCAAGTCAATTAGTTGGTGTACCTGATTCACAAACTTATAGTAACCTTGCAGAAGCAAGACTTGCTCTTTATACAGAAACTGTTTTACCTTTAATGGATAGACTACAGTCAGATATGAACGAGTGGCTTACACCTCAGTTTGGTGATGATTTAAGATTAAGTTATGACATTGATAGCATACCAGCTATGGCAGAACAAAGACGAAGAGTATTTGAGTCTGTAACAAGTGGTGTACAGAATGGTATATTAACTCGTAACGAAGCAAGAGAACAATTAGGTTATGACACAATGGATGGTGCAGATGAATTATTAGTAAGTGCAACTTTAATGCCTCTTAATACTGTTAATGAAGAATCACCAAAAGATGAAACTGCTCCTGAAGAACCAACAACAGAAGAAGATACTAATTCAATTAACATTATAGAAATGATGTTAGATTTAGATAAAGATTTAGATGAACTTGTAAAAGCAGAATCAGATATAGATACAGTACCAACAGATGGTATGGTTACAGAAGCTAAAAAAGGTTTAGAGTGGAGAAAAGAATTTAATAGAGGTGGTACTAGAATAGGTGCTACAAGAGCAAGTCAAATAGTTGCTAAAGAAAGATTATCACCATCTACAGTACGTAGAATGAAATCATTTTTTGCAAGACATGAAGTTGATAAAAGAGCAGAGGGTTTTAGACCAGGAGAAGAGGGTTATCCATCAGCAGGTAGAATAGCTTGGGCTTTATGGGGTGGTGATGCTGGACAAACATGGTCAAATAAAAAAGCTGACCAACTTGATAGAGAAAGAAATAAATATTTAGAAAATGTATCAGAACTTACTGATGAAAATTTTGAAGAGAAACAATTAACTGCAGCAGTAAAAAAAGGTCTTAAAAATAAAGTTGATAAACACAACGAAAAGCATGGAGATAAAAAAGGTAAAAGAGTTACTTTAAGAATGCTTGGAGCTGTATTTAGAAGAGGTATAGGTGCTTATAGAACAAATCCTGGAAGTGTAAGACCAAGTGTTACTTCAGAAGAACAATGGGCTTATGCTCGTGTTAATGCGTTCCTTTTTGCAGTAAGAACAGGAAGATTTAGATCAGGTAAGTTTGACTTAGATTTATTACCAAGTGGACACCCACTTAAAACGTAGAGGTTAATATGGCAAAAATTAAATTTATTAGAACAACTTTAAACATTGAACATAATGAAGATACAAATGGTTTTGATGTTGTTATAAGATTAGGTTCTTTACCAATGGAAGAAGATGCTTGTGAACTAGCAACAGCTTTAGTTTTACAAAATGGTGTTAAGTTTGAACATAATCCTGAAACAATAACTTTACACTAATGTTTAATGCAAAACAGATTAAAAGATTTGGTTCTCAAATTAAAAGATTAGAATGGGAACGACAAAATAGATTAAGAATACCTTATGAAAAAAATTTAGAAAGGTTATTAAAAAATTATTTTAATAATTTAGCAGAATCATCTGTTATAGCTTTTGAAACAGGTGAAGATGTTTACTTTCAAAATAACTTAGACAATAGCTTTACTAAGTTACAAAATATTTTTAGAGTACAATATAATGTTATAGCAAGAGAATTTAAAAATAATGCTCTTAACAGAACACAAAACGTAAAAGATTTTGATACAGAATTTGAAATTGCTTTAGCACAATATATAAATGGTAATGTTGCTACACTTGTTACAGAAATAAATGAAACAACAAGACAAGCTATAGCAAATGATATTTTATTTAGTACACAAAATAATTTAGATTTACCTCAAACAAGTAATAGAATTAGAAATACTTTAATAGGTTTTGGTTTATGGAGAGCAAGTTTAATTGCACGTACAGAAGTACACAGAACAGCTTCATGGGCTAATGAGCAAACTGCATTACAAATGAATATTGCAGGAACAGTAAAAGAATGGGTAAGTGTTCAAGATGATAGAACAAGAATTACACATGCTTTCGCTGATGGACAATTGGTTGGTATTAACAGTAGATTTGTAGTGGGTGGTGTACCACTTAAATATCCTGGAGATCCTGCTGGTGGTCCTGAAGAAACGATAAACTGTCGGTGTGTTGTTGTTTACACAACACCTGATTACTTAACAGGAGTATAATATGGAACTAATTATAGGAATAATTATAGGTTATGTAGGTTGTATTTTCTTTCATAATAAGATAAAGGTGATGGCTAAGTCTTTATTTGAAAAAATTTGGAAAGATTAATGCCTTTAGTAAAACCAAAAAAAGAAGAAAGACGAGAGAATTTTTTAGAGAGATGTATGGGTGATGCAACATCAGTTGATGATTTTCCAAACAGATCACAAAGATTTGCAGTCTGCAACGACTTGTATGACAATAGAAATAAGGAGGACAGTAAAATGTTAGAAGAAGAAAAGTATCATAAAAAACCTAAAAAAAAAGAAGAAATAGGTAAAGATGAATATGACAATCCAGGCCAAGCAAATGCAAGAGCTAAGGAGATTGGTTGTTCAGGTATTCATACACATGATGAAAATGGTAAAACAATTTATATGCCATGTAAAACACACGATGATTATATGAACGCATTATCAAATAAACCTGATGAAGAGAAGCCAGGAAAAAAACCAAAAGATGAAATGAGTTATGATGATGATGATGACAAAAAGAAACCAAAGAAAAAAGAAATGGAAGAAGATAAAGATTGTGTTGATGGAACATGTATGTGTGAAGAAACACAAAAACAAATTTATTATGCTGAAATAAAAACAGAACAAGAAGGTGTTTTTAGTGGATATGCATCCACGTTTGGAAATGTTGATCAAGGTAATGATATAGTTGCCAAAGGAGCATTTACAAAAAGTTTAGCAGAAAAACCAGCAAACAAAGTTAAGCTGTTATCTCAACATAAAACAGATCAACCTATTGGAATCTTTACAGATATGTTTGAAGATTCAAAAGGTTTATTTGTAAAAGGTAAATTAGCATTAGGAACTCAAAAAGGTAGAGAAACTTATGAGTTAATGAAAATGGGAGCAATAGATGGTATGTCTATTGGTTTTAGAGCTAATCCTGAGAAACAAACTTATAATGAATCTAAAAGAACAAGAACTTTAAATGAAGTTCAACTTTTAGAAATATCGCTGGTTACATTTCCTATGAATGAAAGAGCTATGGTTCAATCAGTCAAAGGAGATAAAAGTATTCGTGAGTGGGAAACTATCTTGAGGGATTCAGGAGGTTTATCACGATCAGAAGCTAAGGTAGGAGCTAAGGCTCTTATGGAAGCTTTATATCATCGGGATGATGACACAAAACAGTTAGCAGACCTTATTTATAAGGTAGCTGACATTTTAAAAACAAACAAACAAATCTAGGAGAAAAACAATGGCTACATTAGATAATAATGAAGTAAAGTCCGCTGTTGAAGGTCTTGGAAAAGCGTTTGACGAGTTTAAAAAAACTCACCAAGAAGAACTAAAGCAAATCAAAGAAAAAGGTTCTGCTGATGTTATTACTTCTGATAAATTAAAAAGAATTGAAAAATCTCTTGATGATTTAGAAGATGTTAATCAAAAGGTGACTAAACAAAAACTTAGTCAAGACGAACAAAAAGACCAACTTAACAGAATCGAAACTATGATTTCTAGACCTGATTTCGGAAGAGGTAACTTAGTTACTGATTCAAAAGAAATGGAAGTCTACAAAAAATGGTTAAGAGAGGGCAAAGAAGCTTTAGGACCTGAAGAAATGAAAGTCCTTACTGCTTCCAATGATAATACTGCTGGTTACTTAGCTCCACCCGAGTATGTGAGAGAATTAATCAAAGGTATTGTTGAAATCAGTCCAATTAGATCAATTGCTAGAGTTAGAAGTACAACTAATAGATCTGTGCAAATTCCAAAAAGAACTGCAACTTTTGCAGCAACCTTTGTGGCAGAGCAAGGAACTAGAAGTGAAACTACTGGCTATGCAGTCGGTCTAGAAGAAATACCAACACATGAACTATATGCTTTAGTAGATATTTCAGAACAAGAGTTAGAAGATTCAGTCTTCAACCTTGAGCAAGAAATGTCATCAGAGTTTGCAGAGCAATTTGCAAAAGCTGAGGGTAATGCATTCGTGTCAGGTAATTCAGTTGGAAAACCTGAAGGAATAGCACAAAACTCATCTGTAGGTACAACTGCATCAGGATCGTCAGGAACATTTGACGCAAACTCTTTGATCAGCTTATACCACGCAGTAAAACCTGACTATTCTAGAAATGGAACATTTGTATTCAACAGAGCAACTCTAGCTTTAATTAGAAAGTTAAGAGATGGTGCTGGACAATATGTGTTTCAAGCAGGATTCTCACTACAAGTGGGTGTTCCAAATACAATTTTAGGTGCGCCTTATGTTGAAGCAACAGATGTTGCAGACATAGGTTCTTCTACAAAACCAGTTTATTTTGGTGATTTTAGAAGAGGGTACATGATTGTTGATAGAACTACACTTTCAGTAATGAGAGATCCATTCACTCAGGCAACATCAGGAAACGTGCGATACATTGCAAGAAGAAGAATCGGTGGACAGGTTATTTTACCTGAAGCTATTCAAATTCTACAATGTGGAGCATAATCATATAGGAGGATATAAAAATGCAAGACGGAAAATCAGGTATAGCGATTGACGAAAGTTTAAATGCTATCGTAAAAGATGTAGATACAAATTGTACTGCAATTGATTCTCAAGGCTTTTCTTCTGTAGTACACGTTATAAACGTAGGTGCGCCAGGAATTACATTCAGTACAACTCACAAAGTTGAAATTGAATTAGAACATTCTGACGACAATGCTACATTTACTGACGTTACATCTAATACAGATGTTACTGGAGGAACAGTAGGTACTAATGGTCTTTTCCAAACTATAGATGCCAATGGTGACTGTAATGCAGTCTACGCAATTGGTTATGTAGGTGGAAAGAGATACTCTAGAGTTGTATTAAACTTTAGTGGTACTCATGGAACAGGTACTGTATTTGGAGTAGTTGGTGTTAAAGGAAGACCATTAAGTGGTCCAACTTCATCACAAGCGAATCAATAATAATTAAACAAGTGTGGGGGAGCAATTCCCCACATTTTAAATAGGAGAGCTTTATGAAAAAAATTAAAAAGTTTTTTAAGAAGTGGTGGAAAAAAATTAATACGTATATCGTAGGAGGATATTTAAGATGAAAATAAAAATGAAAAAAGATGTAATAGGTGCAGTTGATAATGGTACTTCAACAATGTTGTACAAAGCTGGACAAACTTACACAATCTCAACTAAATTAGAAATGGAAATGGCAACTGTTTGGATGAACGATGGAAGAGCAGAAAAAGGTGTTGCAGAAAAAGCAACTAAAGTTGTAAATGAAATGGAAAAAAAAACTGAGAAAAAAAGTAAAAATATTTTAAAAAAAATATTAGGTAAAAAGAAAAAATAAATAGGAGTTAAAATGATTTATTCAATAGTCAATTCAGTAGGTTTAGCAGTAGCTAATTCAAGTGCTAGTACATCTGCATTAGTAGTACCATCAGGATTAATAAGAATTGCATCTACAACAAATGCTTACTTTACTATAACAAGTAGTGCAGGAACTGCTGATAATACAGGAAATGTTATTGGAGCAGGACAAGAAGTAATTATAAAAGTAGATAATGGTTCTTTTTTAAATGCTATTAGAGATACTGCAGATGGTAGAATAAGTGTTAGTTGTGTTAGACCTGGTAATCCTCTTGGAGAGTAATTATCATGGCAGGTTTAACAATATCAACAGCTTGGACTGAAACAGCTATAACTTTAGCAGAAGCAAAAACACATTTGCGTATAGATGGGAGTGAAGATGACACTTATCTAAATGCACTTATTTCTACTGCACAGTTTACTGCTGAGAAATATACAGGTAGAGCAATAACAAACCAAACATTAAAATTAGGTTTAGATGGTTTACCTTATGTAAGTGATGCAATACATTTACCTGAAGGTTTTTTTACTGCTCCTGATATTAATAGATCATTAGGTTATATTGTATTACCTAGACCACCTTTAGTTTCAGTTACACATTTTAAGTATTATGATGAAGATAATACAGCAACAACTTTTGCTTCAAGTAATTATCATGTTGATACTCAAACAGAACCAGGTCGTTTAGTTTTAAAAAGAGGTAAAACATTTCCAAGTGCAAGTGATTTAAGAACAGCTAATGCTTATGAAATTACTTATGTTGCAGGTTATGGTAGTAGTAGAGATGACGTACCAACACCAATTAAACAAGCAATTAAATTATTAGTAGCACATCTTTTTGAAAATAGAGAAGCAGTAACTGATAAAAGTGCTAATGGAATACCATACACAATATCAGGAATGCTTGATCCATATAAAATTAAAAGATTAAATTCAACATTAGGAGGCTAACATGCCAGCAGTTTCTAAAGTTGGTAGACTCAGAAATAGAGTTACTTTTAAAACTACAACATTATCAGCAGATTCTTATGGAGGATTTGGAAAAACAAATAGTTCTTTCTTTAATGCCTTTGCAGAAATAAAACCAAAAGTTGCTCAAGACAGAGTACAAGGTGATCAACAAACAAGCCCACAAAGGTTTGAAGTTATAATAAGATATAGAAGTGATAAAACAACTTTAGATACAAGTTACATTATGACTTATGATTCTGTTAATTATAATATTATATCTATAGAAAATCCAAATAGTTATAATAATTATTTAAAACTTATTGTAGAAAAGGATGTAGCAATATGAAAATTTTTGTTGATATTAAAGATTTTGAAAAAGTCCAAAAAGCTATGGATGAATTAGTTGCTAATGTTGGTAAACCATTTGAACAAGTTTTAGAGGGTGGTGGACAAGAAATAAGAAAAGAAGCAGTAAGAAGTATTCAACAAGACCCAAAGAGTGGTGTTATCTATCAAAGGTATAATCCAAGAAGAAGACATCAAGCTTCTGCAAAAGGTGAATCACCAGCAAGTGATACAGGGTTTTTAGTAAGTCAAATTAAAGTTAAAAAGAAAAATAAAGATGAGGTTATTGTAGAGAGTACAGCACCTTATTCAGCTTTTTTAGAATTTGGAACAAGTGAAATGGGTGAAAGACCATTTATGCACCCAGCAACAATGAGGGCTTTTCCAAAGATAGCAAAAGCAGTTTTTAATAAAGTTGTAGAAAAAGTTAAGGAGTTTAAAGTATGAGTACTCATAGTCTTGCTTTACAACAAACAATATTCAATGCCTTAGATGGTGACAGTACGTTGCAATCTTTGGTCAGCGATGTCTATAATTTTGTACCACAAAATACAGCATATCCTTATATTCAAATAGGAGATGACAGTTTAGTTGATAATAGTACAAAAAATTTAGATGGTAATATACACTCTATTGTGATACATACTTGGACAAGATACAGAGGCGATAAAGAAGCTAAAGAGATCATGGCTAGGGTATACGAATTATTACACAATAGTAGTTTATCAGTATCAGGAGCCAGTCTTGTTAATGCAAGATTTGATACTTCTGATATTCTAGTTGATCCCGATGGGATCACAAAACATGGTGTTCAAAGATTTAATTTTGTAGTCTATGACACTTAAAATTATATAGGAGGAAAATAAAATGGCAGCAGGAAAAGGTAGTAGCTTTTTATTAAAAGATAACAGCACAGGTACACCAGCGACTATTGGTGGTCTAAGAAGTACATCAATGACAATCAATGGTGAAATGGTAGATATTACAGATAAAGATTCAAACGCATTTATATCAAGTGGTAATGACAAAGCTAGAACATTATTACAAGGTGGTGGAGTAAGAAGTTTATCTATATCAGCAAGTGGAGTATTTACAGATTCATCAACAGAAAACATTCTAAGAGGTTTTGCTTTTGATGGAGCAATACAAAACTATGATTTAGTATTCTCAGATGGATCTAAAATTGCAGGTGCTTTCTTAATAACAAGTTATGAAAGAGCAGGTGAATTTAATGGTGAAGAAACTTATTCAGTAACATTAGAGTCATCAAACACAATAACATACACTAATGCGTAATATATTATGGCAATAGAATGGACAAATGGTTGGAAAGTGATTAACTTTGAAATTAATGACAATCAATATCATGGTTTTATAAAAGTAACCAAAAAAGGTGAAATAACTATAGAATGTAGAAAAGATGTTGATTGTCGTCCATTAGATAAAGTATTAGTTGATTCTTACAACCATCTCATAGTGCAAAAAATTACTATAACAGAAAGTAGAGCAGAGCTTATTTGTATAAAAGACGAAAAAGATGAATTAAAAAAGTCAATACAAACTAAGAAAAAACTGAAAAAAGCACTAGGAGATGAAAATGACGACACATAATAAGTACGCAGGTGAAATAAAAGCTTCACTTGGAGGCAAAGAGAGAGTTTTCAAACTTACCTTTGAAAAACTTGTACACTTGGAAGACGCAACAGGCAAAAGTGTAATGGAGTTATCAAAAGCAATTACTGATCAAACATTTACTACAAGACAAATTGTAGAGATTATACATCAAGGTTTACTTGGTGCAGGAGGTAAATTTGAAAAAAGTGCAATTGGTAAAATGATATTAGATGATGGTATTGTTGCTTCAGCAGGGATAGCATCAAATATATTAGCCAGTTTATTTTTAACAAAAGATGAACTCAGCCCTTTAGTAGAGGGGGAGAATCAATCAAAGACGACAGATACCCAATCCAAAAATACCTAGAAGTAGGAACTGGTATTTTGGGATTCTCTCCTAAAACTTTTTGGGATATGACACAAGCAGAATTTACATCAGCTTGTGAGGGATATTTATTAAAACATGGTAAAGGAGGAAAAACAAATCCAGTAACTTCAGATGAAATGAGAGAGTTAATGGAACAATTTCCTGATTAATTATGGCAACACAAACAGCAACAGTAGAAGTAAAATTAACAGCAAATCAACAAAACCTTAAAAGAGGTTTAGATAGTGCACAAAAAAGTTTAGGTAAAACTGCAAAAGCAGGTAAGAAAGCACAAAAAGATTTAGCAACAGGTGGTAAAGGTGTACAAGATTCATTTAGACGTGCTTCTCAATCAATTGCAGCAATACAAGGTCCTTTAGGTCCAGTAGCTGGTCGTATTACTTCTTTAGGTACAATTATAGGTAATGTTGGTTTAAAGGTTGCCGCAATAACAGTTGGTATTGCAGCACTTACATTTGGCTTGAGAGCTATAGTTGGAACTGTTTCAAGAGCAGAAGTACAATTTGCTAAACTAAATGCAATATTAAGAGCAACTGGTGACGCATCAGGACTTACAATTACTGAGATTGAAGAATTATCAAGAGAGATAGGTATACAAACTTTAGCATCAACACAAAAGGTCAGAGATGCTGCAGGTATTTTATTAACCTTTAAATCTATTACAGGTGATACATTTAGAAATGCTTTAAGACTTACACAAGATTTAGCACAAGTTGGTTTTGGCGATGTTAAACAAGGAGCAATACAATTAGGTAAAGCACTTGAAGAACCTATCGTTGGTTTAGGTGCATTACGTAGAGTTGGTGTTTCATTTACAGAAGAACAAAAAAAATTAATTAAGTCATTAGAAAATACAGGACAAAGAGCAAAAGCACAGGATTTAATTTTAGGTGCTTTAAATAAACAAGTTGGTGGTGCAGGTGTAAAATCTGCACAAGGTTTAGCTGGTGCTTTAGATTCTGTTTCAGAAAAGTTTACAATATTTATTGAAAAATCAAAAATTGGTAGAGCTGTAGTAGATTTTCTTACTGCTGCTATGAATAGATTAGCAGATAGTATGGGCGATGCTATGCAAGACGCAGAAGCATTATCAGGAAAAATGGAGATTATAAATAGAATCTTACTTACTCAAGAAAAAATAGCACAAAGAAATAAAGAACTAGAAGACAGTATGTTCTTTGAATTTAACGTAGGTGATGATTCAGAACTTGTTAAATATGAAGAACAATTAGCATCTTTACAAGATAGGTTAAGAGTTATAAATGCTATTGAAAAAGATAATATTGAAACTGCTAAAAAAGAAGAAGAACTGTATAACATTCGTAATAAAAATGTTGAGCAAAGAAATAATGCCTTAGATAAAGCTCAAAAAGTAATGGATGAATTAAACAGAAAACATAAACTTGAAAGAGAAATTATGTTTATGTCAAATTCAGAAAGAAAAGCACGTTTAGATTTAGAAAAAATAATTGCACAAATAAGAAAAGATGTACCTGATGAAGTAGAGCAACAAAAAGCAATTCTTAAAGTATTAGAAAAACATACTGAAAATCTCAAAGATATGTCAGAAGAAAGTGAGAGATTTAAAAAAATACAATCAGCAGTTAATGATGTAACTACAATTGCATCAAAACAATTTGATGATTTATCTAAAAATTTAGCAAAAGCATTTGTTACAGGTTCTACAGAAGCATTAAATTTTAAAAATATATTACAAAGTCTTGCACAAGATTTAATAAAAATGACTTTAGATTTATTAATATTTAATCAAGTTAAAGAAGGTTTAACTACAATTGGTGGAAAAATTGGTGATGTTATAGCTGGTACACCAAAAAAAGCAAGTGGTGGTGCTGTATCAAGTAGAATGCCTACTTTAGTAGGTGAAAGGGGTCCTGAGTTATTTGTACCTAATCAAGCTGGTCGTATTATACCAAGTAGTTTAACACCAAATGCAGTATCAGGTGGTAATGGTGTTGTTGTAAATCAAAACTTGAATTTTGCTACAGGGATTAGTAATACTGTAAAAGCAGAAATTTTAACACTTATGCCACAAATACAAAACCAAACAATAAGTGCTGTGGCAGAAGCAAGAATGAGAGGAGGAAAGTTTGCGAAAGCTTTTAAATAATTATGGCAGTATTTACACCATCTTACCCACTTACATTACCTACAGCTACAGGTATTAAGACACAAAATTTTAGCTTAACAAGAGTAGTAGCAGTAACTACTTCCCCATTTACATTTCAAACACAAGTACATCAACATCAAGGTGAATTTTGGAGAACAGTTATTAGTTTACCACCAATGCTTAAAGCTAATGCTCATCTTTGGTTATCTTTTTTATTACAATTAAGAGGTAGAAGAGGTACTTTTAAAATTGGTGATCAAGATTGTAAAACAATAAAAGGAACAGCTACAGGAACTGTAAGAGTAAATGGTGCATCACAAACAGGTAATCAAGTTGCATTAGATGGTTTTACTGCTTCAAGAGCAAATGTTTTTAAAGCTGGAGATTATATACAAATTAATTCTTACGTTTACATGGTTACTACAGATGCTACTGCTAATGGTTCAGGAGAAGCTGATGTAAAAATAGAACCAGCATTACGTTCAGGAATAGAAACAATAAATGATGATACTACTGTTGTCTATTCAAATACAACAACATTGATGAGATTAGATTCAAATGAAACAGGTTGGAATACTGATGAAGTAAGTAAGTATGGAATTAGTTTTTCAGCATCGGAGGCATTATAATGAAAAAAACAAAATCAAAATTTGATTATTTAAAAAAAAATATAGTAATAATTCCAGTTATAGGAGCAATCTTAGCTGGAACAGTTACATCAGTTCGTTATGTATTTACAATGACTGATACTATTTCAGTAAATAAAGAAATATTACAAGAAGTAACAAAAGATTTAGAAATTAAAAAAGAAGCACTTGCTGATATTAAAAATAGATTAGCAAGAGCAGAAGCAACTTGGGATATGGCAGAAAATATATTTCAACAATTAGCTGATCAAGTAAGACAGCATGAATATGATATAAAGGATTTAAATAGATAAGGTATGTTATATGAGAGAATTAGAAAATTTAATAATAGCAGGATTGATATTTACAATAATTATGGTTGGTCTAACAACTAAAGTAGAAGCTCGTAATGAGTATCTTAATGATGGAGCATATGCTTGTGAAAGAGGTCATTGGGAAACTTACACAGAAGTTAGACAACATGAATATAAAACAGGTACAAGTGATGAGTATCAAGACCAAACATTAGGTTTTAGATTTAGAATGCCTTTTGGTGCAGTATGTGATGAAGAATATATTGCTGAACAAAAGAAAAAACAAAAATTAAAAACTCAACTTGAGTTAGTAAAAGAGTGTAAAAGAGTACCGATAATTAATCCACCACCAGTAGAGTTTGCTGAATTAATAAATATGTGCATGAAATTAGGAGTTACATCTAATGTAAGTTTTAATGATCATAGACCTGATACTAGTATCAGTTATTGGACAGTTTTAAAAGATGGTTGGAAAGAAGAAAACCCTGATAGAGAAATATTTGAAGGTAAATAATGAAAGTAAGTGATAATACAAATATACAATTACCATTAAGAAATTTAATATCTATTATTGCTGGTGTTGCAGTTGCTGTGTGGGCATACTTTGGAATTATAGAAAGATTAAATACTATTGAAACAAATGGTAAATTAATGATTTCTGATGTTGATAAAAATACAGAATTTAGAATTAAGTGGCCACGAGGTGAGATGGGTAGTCTACCAGCAGATAGTGAGCAGTTTTTGTTAATAGAAGATATGATTGTTGATATTGAAAAACTTACAACAAGAATAGATGATATGATGAATAATAAAGTCAATATAGAAAGATTAATTAAAGATGTAGATAAAATTGCAGAATCATTAGAAAAATTAAAAGATAAGGTAAGAGCAAATGGAACGAAACACTAGAAAAATTTTAGAACATCAAAAAGAACTTAAAATAAAAAAATTAAAAAAAATTTTTAATAAAAATAAAAAAGAAGTAAATATAAATGAGTTTGGTTCTCATAGATATATGATTAAAGAGGGTGTAAACAAAGGTAAGGTATTATGACAGAGATAGTTGTAGCTTTAATTTTAACTTTAAATGGTTCTATTATAGAGCATGTTTACAAACCTAAAATGAGTGATTGTCTTAAATCTAAAAGGATAGCACAAAGAGAAGTAAACCCTAATAGAGTTGTTTTTAGTTGTAAAAAAATAAAAGCAAAAACAGAAGTATACATGGGACAAAAAAAAATATTAAAACTATTGGATAAATAATGGCAAGAAATATAACAACAGCTTTTAATAATGCAGTATCTGCTCAAAATGTAATTCCATTTTTTGCAGTATCATTAGCATTTAATACAGGTACATTATATCTTTGGAATGGTTATGGTGATATTAGTTTAACTGCTGGAGGTAGTACAAATACATATACAGGATTAGGTGATGCAAGTGGTTTATCACCTGTTGATGAACAATCTGCAGTACAAGCATCAGGTGCTAACTTAGTTTTAAATGGTGTAAAATCATCTTTAATATCAACTGCACTATCAGCTCAATATACAAATAGAGATGGTAAAATATTTTTAGGTATGTTTGATACTTCTAAAAATGTTGTAGCAGATGTTTACACTTTGTTTGTCGGTAAAATGGATGTAATGATAATTAGAGAAACAGGAGATACATCTACAATAGAATTAAAATTAGAAAACAGATTAATTGCTTTAGAAAGAGCAATTGAAAGAAGATACACAGATGAAGATCAAAAAAATTTATTTCCTGGTGATAAAGGTTTTGAATTTATACCTGACTTACAAGATAAACAATTAGTTTGGGGTAAAAAATCTGATTAATGCGTGTAGATAATTGGGATTCTAAATTACAAAAAGTTATAGCAGATACAATTAATCAAGATCATTTTAAATATGGTAAGAATGATTGTATTACATTTACCTTAAAATGTATTCATACAATAACTGGTAAAAAAGTTTTTGATTATAAATGGAAATCATTAAAACATGGTAAAGAAATAATAAAAAAACTTAAGAAAAAAGATTTATTAGATATTGCAAAATATATAGCAAAAGAGAATAATTTTAAATTAATTGATATAAAGTTTGCTCAAAGAGGAGATGTTTTATATTATAAAGATCAATTTGATTGGGATGGCACATTAGGAGTGTGTATTGGTTCTAATACCATGTTTAATTGGAAAAAAGGAATTAATTTAGTTATGAATAGTCAATGTAAATATTGTTGGAGAATAGAGTAATGTCAGGAGATACAGTAAAACAAGCAGTAGTAATAGGTGCAGTAGCAACAGGTGTTGGTTTTTTTGCTGGTACATTAGGTGCTGGACCATTAGCAAGTGCTTTAGTTAATAGAGGAATATCAGCAGGGTTAGCAACATTTTTAGCATCTGCTGGAACAACATTAGTATTATCATCAGTAAGTAGAAAATTTGCTCCTGAAGCACCTGACATGCCATCATTAGGTACTAACTTATCACAAGGTACAATGGTTTCTGTTAAAGAAGCAACAAAACCTTATAGAGCTATTTATGGCAAAACTAGAGTTGGTGGTAATATAGTTTATGCTGAAACTACAAACAATAATGATTTTATACATATAATTTATGTACTTGCTGGTCATGAAATAAATAGTATTACAAAAGTATTTTTTGATGAAACAGAAGTACCATTGACACAAGATGGTAGTGATAGTAATGGTGTTGCAAGACTTTTTCCATCAAGTGGTAATACCTTTGAGGGTAATGTAAGAATAAAAAAACATTTAGGTACAAGTACACAATTAGCAGACGCAGATTTAGTAAGTGATATAACAGATTGGACTACAGATCATAGATTAAGAGGTAAAGCATATCTTTATGTAAGACTTAATTTTGATAATGATGTTTTTCCAAGTGGTATTCCAAATATAACATGTGAAGTAGAAGGTAAAAAAGTTTTTGACCCAAGAGATAGTTCAACAGCATTTAGTAGTAATCCTGCTTTATGTATAAGAGATTATCTTACAGATACTACTTATGGTTTATCTTGTGGTACTTCAGAAATAGATGACACAAATTTTATAGCTTCAGCAAATACATGTGATGAAACTGTTACTTTAGATTCAGGTACAGAAAAAAGATTTACTTGTAATGGTACATTTGAAACAAGTCAAACACCTAAAAATATATTAGAAAATTTTTTAAGCACAGTAGGTGGTAATTTAATTTATAGTAATGGTTTATTCAAATTAAAACCTGCAATATATTCATCACCATCTGTTACTTTAGATGAAAGCAATTTAAGAAGTGCTTTAGAGATTAATACACGAGTATCAAAAAAAGAATTATTTAATGCTGTCAAAGGTATATATTCTGAACCAGCAAATTTGTATCAACCACAAGATTATCCATTTTTAACATCAAGCACTTTTGAAACAGAAGATAATTCAGAAAGAATTTTTGCTGATATAAATTTTCCATTTACAACATCAAGTAGAACATGTCAAAGACTGGCTAAAATACAATTACAAAAAGCTAGACAACAGATAACAACTGTTGCAACATTTGATTTAAAAGCATTTCAATTAGAAGTTGGAGATACTGTACAAATTACAAATAGTAGAATGGGTTTTTCTTCAAAAACATTTGAAGTAACAGGTTGGAGATTTGAAACACAAAATGATGATGAGGGTGCGCCTGGTCTTGTTATAGGATGTGAATTAAGAGAAACAGCTAGTGCTGTATATGATTTTAGTACAAGTGATTATTCATCTATTACATCAGGTAAAACAACAACATTAACATCAGCAAGACAAGTATCTCCACCATCAGCTATTACACTTACTGATGAACTTGTTGCATATAATGATGGTACTGTAATTGTTAAAATGGTTATTGTACTTACTGCACCATCAGATCAGTTTACTGAAATGTTTGAAGTTGAAGTAAAACAATTAACTGACGCAGATGGTAATTCAGTTACAGATGATTTTAAATTAATTGGTAGAGGAAAAAGAACAAGATATGAATTTTTAAATGTAATTGATAAAGCACAATATCAAGTAAGAGCAAGAGGTGTGAACATATTTGGTGTAACATCTTCATCAATCACAGCTACAAGAACTATTATTGGTTTGATTGATCCACCATCTGATGTATCAAATTTTGCTTGTAATATTGTAGGTAAAGAAGCACATTTAAGTTTTGATCCAATACCTGATCTTGATTTATCACATTATCGTATAAATTATAGTCCACTTACAACTGGTGCTGAATGGCAAAACTCAATTGTATTAGTAAAAAAATTATCAAGACCAGGAACTTCTATAGTTGTTCCAGCTAAAACAGGAACATATTTAATTAAAGCAGTAGATAAATTAGGAAACGTATCTATTAATGCTAGTAGTGTTGTAACACAAATTACTACCATAGGTGACTTTACTGATCTAATTGAAAATAATCAAAACCCAAATTTTACAGGTGCAACAACTGATACAGTAATAACAGTATTAGAAGATGGTTCTAAAGCAATAATATTAAAAGGTAATCAACTTTTTGATGATGTAACTGGTAATTTTGATTCAATTACTTCTACTTTATTTGATGGGGGTTCTAATGCTCAAGTTAAATCATCAGGTAATTATGCTTTTTCTGATACAATAGATGCAGGTTCAATAGTAACTACACAAATTACAGCAACACTTACTCAAGAAGTTGTAGATAGAGCAAGAATATTTGATTTTGTAAGTGGAGATTTTGATGATCAACCATCTAATTTTGATGGTGATGCAAATACAAATTGTGCTTCAGAACTACAAATAGCAGTTTCAAATGATAATAGTACATTTTCAACATTTCAAGATTTTACTATTGGTGATTATACAGGTAGATATTTTAAATTTAGAGTACTTTTAACATCTGATAATAATACAGCTACACCTATAGTTACTGCTGTTGGAGTTAAACTACAATTAGAATCATTTACAGTAACTCAAAATGACCAAGTTTCAGGAACTAGTACTAAATCAGTTACTTATCCAAGAGCATTTACTCTATTAGATAGTATTGGTATTACATTATCAATTCAAGATATGGCATCAGGAGATAAATATGCTATATCTAACAAATCAAAAACTGGCTTTGATATAGCTTTTCAAAATAGTGGTGGAACTGGTATATCTAGGACTTTTGATTATATAGCAAAAGGTGTATAAAAATGATTGAAAATACACTTATTAAGTGATACAGGAGGTATTATGGCACAACATGATTATATAATAGCGAACCAAGGATTTCCTAGTTTTAGAAGCGATTTAAACAATGCTTTGAGTGCAACTGTTACTAATAATAGTGGTACTTCTGAACCTACAACTAAGTATTCAGGACAAATTTTTGCTGATACTAATACGTCAGGTAAAATAATATTTAAGTATTACAATGGTAGTGCTTTTGTTTCAGTTTTTGAAGTAGCGACTGGATCAGCAACAGCTACAATACCATCAACAGTAACAATAGAGGGGGAAAGCGATCCCAATGCTATCCCTTTTGCAATAGCTTTAGGAGGATAGAAAATGGCAAATAATTTTAAATCTACAGAGGTAACACTTACAAATGCAAGTGAAACTAACATCGTAACAGCTACATCTAATAATCAAATTATGATTGGTCTAAATGCTTGTAATACAAGCACAACAGCATCAATAACTTTAGATGTAACTTTAAGAGATGGATCAAATGATTTTAAATTAGCTAAAGCAGTATCAATACCACCATCAAGTAAGATTGAAATTTTAAGAGGAAAATATGTATTAGCTACAGGTTACTCTTTGAAAGCACAATCATCTTCTTCAAGTGGATTATGTGATATTGTAGTTGGCTTATTAGTAGATGTATCTTAGGAGGATAAATGGAAGAAAAAGATTATATTTTTTATGTTGGTGCAAGTCCAGGAAAAGATAACGTAATAAATTATCATAAAAAAGATTTAAAAAGAAATGTAAGAATAGAAGCAAGTAGTAATGCAGTATTTGCTGGACCATTTACAGTTTCAGGAACATTAACAATAGAATCAGGGGCAACAGTAGTAATAGTATGAGTAAGATAGAAGTAAATACAGTTGATGTACAATGTGGTTCATCTTTAACTTTAGGTTCATCAGGTAAAACAGTAACACTTGCAACTGGTGCATCACAATCAGGTTTTGGTCGTACTGGTACAGTAGATTGGTGTACAACAGTTTATACAAATAGTCCTGGAACAGTTACTGGTGTTAATGGAAAAGGTTATTTTCTTAACAGTACATCAGGTGCTATTACTGTCAATTTACCATCTAGTCCGAGTGTAGGTGATATTATAGCATTTAAAGATTATGCAGGAACTTGGAACTCAAATAATATTACAATCGGTAGAGCTGGATCAAAAATTAATGGTGTATGTGATGATGCTAAATTAACAGTAAATGATCAATCAGTAACTTTGATATATGTTGATTCAACAAAAGGTTGGCAAGATATACATGACTCAACTTCTAACGTATCAGGTAATCCAGGATTTATATCAGCAACAGGTGGTACTGTAACAGATTCAGGGGATTATAGAATACATACTTTTAATAGTGATTCAAACTTTGTTGTTGCTAGTGTGGGATGTAGTCCAGGTGTTAATACTCAAGTTTCTTATATGGTTGTTGCTGGTGGAGCTTCAGGTGGATTTTCAACAGCTAATGCTGCAGGTGGTGGGGGAGCAGGAGGTTTTAGAGAGGGAAAAATATCTTCAGACCCATACACAGATAGTCCTTTAGACGCAGGTGCAGGATTAGAAGTTACAGCACAAAGTTATCCTGTAACAGTAGGTGGTGGAGGATCAGCACCACCAAGTAGTAGTAATGATGGAACTGCTGGTTCTAATTCAGTTTTTAGTACAGTAATTTCAGCAGGTGGCGGAGGTGGTGGTAGACACGTTGAAGTCGGTAATCCTGGAGGTTCAGGTGGCGGTGGAGGAGGTGGAAGTGCCTCAGGTAGAGCAGGTGGAAATGGAAATACACCACCAGTTAGTCCACCTCAAGGAGCTAATGGAGGACAAGGTGGAAGTCCATCACCAGATCAAATGTCTGCTGGAGGTGGTGGAGCAACAGCAGTAGGAACAAATGCTTCTAATCCAACATCAGGAGCAGGAGGTGCTGGAGCAACAACTTCAATAACAGCATCACCAGTTGCAAGAGCAGGTGGTGGCGGAGGTGGAGGTGTGCCTGGTCAAGGATCTCCTGGAGCAGGAGGTACAGGTGGAGGTGGTGCAGGTGGAAATGGTGGTGCAGGAACAGCTGGAACTACAAATACTGGTGGAGGTGGAGGTGGAGGTTCTAACTCTAGTGCAGGAGGAGCAGGTGGCTCAGGTGTAGTAGTAATAAGATATAAGTTTCAATAAGGATTAAATTATGACAAGTGAAATAAAAGTAAATAAAATATCAGATTCATGTGGAAGTGCATTGGTAACTAAATGTGGTTCTAACATTACTTTAGGTGCAAGTGGTAAAAATATAATAATAGCTTGTGGTGCAAGTACAGTTGGTATGGGAAGAACAGGAACTGTTGATTGGTGTACGACAGCAAAAACATCACCTTTTACTGCTGTAAATGGTAAAGGATATTTTATAAATACTACTAGTGGGTCTGTTACAATTACATTACCGAGCAGTCCAACTGCAGGAAACATTGTTGCTATTGCAGATTATGCAAATACATTTGATTCAAATATAGTAACTATTGGTCGTGGAGGATCAAAAATTAATGGTGCTTGTTCAAATGCTAGTTTAGGAACAAAAGGTCAATCAGTTTCTTTAGTTTATGTAGATGCAACACGAGGTTGGAAAACAGTTACAGATTCAACAGCAGATGTTACAGGATCACCAGCATACATTGCAGCAACAGGAGGAAATGCTACAATAACATCTGGTGATTATAAAACTCATATATTTACAGGAGATGGAACTTTTACTGTTTCTTCTTCAGGACAACCAGGAGGTTCTAGTAAAATAGATTATTTCGTAGTTGCTGGGGGTGCAGGTGGAGCAGGTAGAACTGGAGGTGGTGCAGGTGCAGGTGGTTTAAGATTATCAAATGAATATTCTACTCCAGCACCAACTATGTCACCTTTATCAAATTCAACAGGTTTATCAGTTGCAACAACATCTTATACAGTTACAGTAGGTGCAGGTGGAGCAGGTTCTCCTGATGGAGGATCACCAGATGTTGGAACATCAGGTTCAACTTCAATATTTTCAAGTATTTCATCAGCAGGTGGAGGAGGTGGTGTTGGTACTGGAACATATTGTGGAGTTGCAGGTGGATCAGGAGGAGGTGGAGCAGGTGAAAAAAGTGGAAGTCCATCATCAGGTGGAGCAGGTAACACTCCCCCAGTAAGTCCACCACAGGGAAATACTGGAGGAACTGGAACACAAGGACCAGCTAATAGAGCAGGTGGCGGAGGTGGTGGTTCAGGTGCAGTAGGTACAAATGGTTCAGGACAAACTGCTGGACCAGGAGGGGCAGGAACTTACATTGCAGATACAATTATAGGACCGACAGCACCATCTTATGGAACACCAGGACCAGTTTCATCTACTAGATACTTTGCAGGAGGTGGAGGAGCTGGAGTTGAGGGTCCAACACCTGGAGGTGCAGGAAGTAATGGTTCAGGAGGAGCTGGTGGTGGAGGACAAGGTGG